TAAAATTAAAACAAATAAAGATAAGACTAAAATGATTGATAAATACTATCAATACGTAAAAAAGGCTGGATTTGGATCCTGGAAAGATTTATTTAAGTATAAGATAAACGCCTTTTTCTCCTATGTTATGAAACAAGAGGTTCCACCCGCTCCTAAAGGGTTGGAAGAATTTCCAGATTTACTGGACCCCTCTTTTTTATTTTATGGTAGAGCTAAGAGATTTTTATATATTTTGAAGCTCGATCCAACAAGATTAGAGAGTTTTGCACAATCGATTGCACAATCAAAGAAAGGAGCACCCCCCGTACATCCTGAGGTTGTCTATGATGCAGAAGTTAAATGTTTTGAACATTTGACGACGGAGCATCCGAACATAGATGACTTTAATTTCGTGGTGAGTGACCCAGATGGTATCTGGAGCGACTTTGTTTATACAATCTGCCAAAATGCTATAGAGGTTCAACTTGATAGAACCATTGATGAAATCTTTTGTAAAGAAAGGTTGACACTCAGTGCTCTTACTATTCCAGTTGTTCCATCCACCAGTTCTCAGTATAATTTTTCGAGAAATGGGATGGGAGCTATTGGTGCTTTTAAATCTAACCCGGCTATTATGAAAGCCTTCTTCGATGGGAAGAATAGGGATAATGAACCCCTAATTCATCTCGGTCTTGGTTCTGTTGAACTGATCGAAGAACTGTCTGAATTATATGGACAAGCTGGGCGTGACGAACAAAGAGAATTTGATGAATCTCCTGAGAACGGATTCTTTAAAGAGACTTTGGGTGTTCACTACGATGGAAGCAAGATGTGCAGCGTATGGAAGAATTTTATCTTTCCTGTTCTTTTAGAACAAAGCATCTTAGAATTGCCCGAGACTGTTATTATAGGTCTCCCTGAACCTTTGAAGGTTAGGTGTATTACTGCGGGCCCCCCTTTGACTTATACAGTCCTTAAACCAGTTCAAAAATGGTTATGGAAAGTCCTTAAAAAATTAAAAACTTTTAGGTTAATTGGGGAAACAGTTTCGGAAGAAATTGTCGAAGAAGCTTTGGGGAAACTGCTTAGGGATGAAGAGTTTATTTCTGGTGATTATAAAGCCAGTACAGATAACTTACATTCATGGGTTTCAGAGAGATTAGCAACACGCCTATTTTATCAAATTCGTAAGAATAATATAGATGACCAGGAAAATTTACCTGAAGAATATATCAATAAAATAGAGATCCTCGTAAGACGGGCCCTGACAGGGCATCTGATTTTACATCCTTCAGTAATGAGGGAGTACCGTATGGGGAATACACCAAACTATGAAGTGTTGGTGCGTGAAGGACTCTTAAAAGAGCAGAAAGAGGGACAATTGATGGGAAGTATAATATCTTTTCCTTTCTTGTGTTTAGCTAATGCAGCATTATGTCGTTTCGCTATGGAGATTTGTGAATTCAAATCGTACCGACTCGTTGATCGAGAGATCCGGGGTTATGAGAAATGTCCTCTATTGATAAATGGAGATGACTGTGTTTTTAGAGGAAGGAAACATTTATTTGAATGTTGGAAGAGGATTACGGCTTTTGCTGGTTTAGAATCTTCAGTTGGAAAAACTTTTAGAAGTTCCACGTTCCTGACAATCAATTCTTGTCAATACAAGTATAGGGTCTCCAATTGGGAAGATCTTTCGGGGAATACTGAATCCGGTTGTTACACCGAACTTAAATATGTAAATTTAGGTTTAGTCTACGCCCAAAAGAAGGATGGTGTTCGAGGGAAGCATTTTTATCAAATTGGTGCCTTGTCAAGGGAATTGCTCCGTACTTGTCCCAGTGAATTATTTACATTGGCATCTAGACTTCAAACAAAGGAAGCTAGAAAAATTCGTTACCAAACATGTTTCCGAAAGGAATTAAAAAATCAACATCTTATCGGAACAATTTTCGATAATGA